GAGAGTTCGTGCAGTTAAGCACAAATAGTTCTACGCAAGATGGCTTCCCATCGAGCATCCTTCGAGATCATAATGATACGCGAAGAGAAAGACGGATTGATCAATAACCTGAACTCAGTTACATCAAATCAATCCAGGGCCTTACGCGGCCCCCAGCAGGTCGGAACAGCAAGTTCATCCGCTGTCGCCCCAACTAATGTGGAAGATCCCACGCATAGTTGGAGGGTCTCTTAAAGAGACTCAAATCCGATATTTATCCCCGAAGGCGGGGAGCCTGCACGACCTGTCCAAAGACACTCAAAGCATCAGGGCTCCTAAAGAGCCAATTGCTGAAGTGATCGGACGACGATTCTTCCAGATCCAAGAACCAGCGCTCTTAAAGGCATTAAGGACCTTCTGACCAAAGGAGACATGTGTTGGATTCTCCATTGTGTGGGGAAGACCGACTAAATGATTGAGTACTCGATCCATCTCTGCTTGTGAACCTCGCTGATGTCTACTTACAAGGAGTAAGGAATCAGTCTCGATTTCATAAACAGAATGAATGAGAACCCGAACATAAGTCGATCCATCCACAGGAGCAGTATTCCCCGGAACAACTTGGCCTGATACGATTATCGAAGGATAATCATGGGCATTTGCTTCAGCAGGGGTAAACATGTCATAGTCAGATAGAGCAGTGGGTTGATACCAACTATAATTTCCCTTAACTAGGGGGCAGGTGAAACTACCTTTAACCCCGGCAACATTTTCCCAAGAAGAGAGATTGCCAATAGCGGAATTGAAGTTGGTGTTAAAGAACTGGGATCTAACAGCACCGGCTGGAAGAAAAGCTCCAGCAATATTACCTCCATCAAGGAGAGTAGGACCTGTATAGGTCGTAAGGACAGAACAAGCCACAGGGCGATATTTGTTAACAAGTCCTTGAGACTCAGGGATACCAGGAAGATCATTAAATGTACGAGAGATCGACATATGAGACTGGGTCAATGGAAAGGAAGCTCCAGCTGGAACTGCAACAGTGAAACCAGCCGTCCCTCCAAGGTTGGCACTAGGTATTGTTATATAAGCAGAGAAATAAGACACAGAAAAGTCAATTGATTGACCCGTGTACTCTGTAATAACAGTAGCGCCGCCAAAAGGAGTGACGGTAGGAAAGAGAGAAGCAGTAGGGGTCGAATCACGAAGAACGATATCGACCTTATAAAAGCCAGGAGGAGGAGAAAAGGCAGATTGACCGGAGCCGTTATATTGAACAGTTAGACCGTAACCGGACTGCTGAGTAATAGAGGCACCAAAAGGGCTACCTGCTGTAGCAGAGGGGAGGTCACCATTATAATAGGCGACGCCCATACCAGGTTGGGTCAGTTCAGAATAGAAGGTATCCAAACGGATATCCTTACCATTGTCGATACTAACGAAATTCTGAGAGAGAGAAAGATCTTTAGGCCACTGATAATTCCCACCACCTAAGCTCACAGGTTTAACGAGTGCGACTTTAAAAGTCGAAGGCTCATTAAGAGAACCAAGAGTGGGGTTGACCATACAGGAAAAGCGACCGGAATCCGTACCCATTCCAGTAAAGAAAACTGGGATCTGAAGAACAGTAACAGAAGATACAAGAGCTGTGTCTCCTGAAAAAGAGTCGGGGATTCGGGCGGCGCACTCATCAGGACGGACGAGGCAATGGAGATAATCGCGAGCGGATCGCTCACGTTCGGTGTCGACAACCTCTTGCAGCAAAGACTGCTCATTACGAGGCATCGAGGAAGAAACGGTATCCTGTCGAGAAATCTCTTTAGAGAATTTCCGCTGACGAGAATCACGTTGAGCCTGCCCTCTCTGATTACGAGGTGCAGGAGCAATGCGCTTAATCTTATTAGAAGGAGCGATGATGATTTGGGAATCAGAAGGTATTACGGGATTGACCGACCTTCGAGTTGGAGTTTCTTGGTTGTTCATTTTATATTGGATCCTTTGTAGAACTTCAAAGGACTATACATCTTATGTAACGCCATTATATACATAGGGAGAGAGGGGAAGGATGGATGACCCTATTACACATTAATTAACCCTCAAACCGAACTTCAAATGACGCCTTGCCGTGTAGTCTCTCGGCGTTTACTATAATATCGCTGATGCCTTCCCAACTTTAGGAAGGGGGCTACCAGCTCAATTATAGACTTAGCACGGAAATATTAAGGTAGGACACCACCGTTTTGGCAAGTTTATAACATAAGACCCAATGGACGCAGTTTAAAGACATACCCGGGTCAACCAGTCCACAACAACTCGAGAGCGAGTGAACCACGCAATGATGCGTTGTGTAACCATCGCCTCGATCTCTGCGACAATCTATCAAAGTTAGCAGAGCGGCCTATGGTCCACCTCCCCAGGACTAGATGAAACAGTTTGGGGTCCAGGAGGAAAGAACATCCTGGTAGGAAAGAAGGGATCTCTTCTTACCACAGAAAAAGGTCTGAGAAGAACTAGGGCTGTAGAGCTGAATTTCAGGAGCTCTGACAGATCTCACCCAAGGGACAGGAGATAACTCCTCAAAGCGGTCGATATCATATCCTAAGATCGGTCTCTGGCTGTTATGAATAACACCAGGAAAACGAGTCAGGATACTACGAGCGATCTTCCTTTGAATAGGAGTAATCTCATTCTTAAAACCATGTGGACAATCGATGCCCATACCGCCAAGACTTATAGGGAGAAAGAGGTTCCTCTTAAAGAAACTCAACTTCCCGTCTACGGCAACGAGCACAGATTGCTCACTTCGGACCACATTAGAGTGTGTTTTAAGAAACAAACAGAGTATCTGAGATGACTTCCCAGGAAGGGAGCCAGATAGAACTTTGTTAAGAGGGGTGAGAATGCTCTCATATGAGAGTTCTGGATTGAAGTCGCACTTTCCGAGAACTTCAGTCATACGACGAAGAGGGACACGTTCCGTATCGAACTTCGTCCCGCTGAACTCAGGAAGAGTCAGCGTCTCCTCACCTTGTTTATCTAAAATAACAAGAGGGGGAAGATCAGGATGACACTGATTCCAGACTTTCTTATTTCGAATGTCTGGATCAAGGGTCTGAGTGGCACTTTGGACTTTATGAACGCCAAAGAAAAGACCGACATTAAGATAGTCGATCTGCCAAGGGGTAGAAGAAGGGTCTTGGAGGTCATAATGTACAGAGACCGAATTGATGTTGGCATAAACAGGGTGAACATACGCCTTACCAACAGACATTTCAAGGCCGACCTTAGAGGCAAAATAGGAATGCCTCTGCCAATGACTCTTAGGAGCGGCATAGACCATATCATCGCCATTAACGAGAACATGATCAAATCTCTCTCGGTAGGTCCATCCGGCATGAAGGCCAGATGTAACCAAAAGATAGACACCCATGTTGGCAAGACATAAGATAGGAAAAGATAGGATAGAACCCATCAATTGACCATTCTGCTGTCGACCAAACTTCTGAGGACAACCAGAGACACTCATCTCCCCATCTTGCGACGGGTAGAAAAGGTCATGTGGACCGAGAACAGACTCCATCATTTCACGATCGTGATGTGGAAGGTCTCTAGTAATTGCCTCAAGAATACGTTGGGAGTATTTCCAAGAGAGACCATCAGTAGCTGCAGAGTAGTCGACAGAATACCATTGGTCATAAGGGCCAGCCTTCTTCTTTAGACCGATGAGATCAGTAGGACAGAAGGGGCGACCAGTCAATCTAAAACTGCTGATCGATTGTATAGCCTTTAATAAAATCTTTTGAAGTGGCTTACAATAATAATATGGGAGAGCAGGTCCTTTAGAGATAACTCGGACCTTATTCGGCTCAAGAACAGCCTGAATAGTGGCAGAACAAACAGCGGAGCCGTCAACTAAAGAACGTTGAGAGGCGGCTGAATAAGAAAGAAGATTTTCCCAATCTTCACGACCGGAAGGAGCACGAACCTCCTTCACAACAAAACTTCGAGGACCGTTCTTCATATAGAAACGGACAACGAGGTCCATCCTCAAAAGATCAGTAGTTAAGATTAGTCGCCCTATGGGACGATCTTTCTTCTGATACTTGACAACATACGATTGACCGAGGGTATCAAATCGTGTCTCACTTCTCGTAGACGGGTAGTGAGAAAGGTCAGCTAGCTCTTGAAGCTCGCCAAACTGACCTTGGGAAGCCCGAGAACGTTCAAAACATGCAGAGCCCGAAGGGGTTGCAGAAAGGTAGGAGGTAGTACCTCCACCATAAGAAGAATGACCGAGTTGCTCTTCAGCATACAGTTCCTTAACATGTTTGCGAACAATCTTAATCATTTCCTTGAACGTGGGCTCAGAAAAGATCTTGTCAATAGTAGATCCACATCCCGGATCGGGACGTGTGAGGGTTGCGAAGTGCTTTTTATAAGTAGATTCAACGAACTCTTCACTTACAGGTAACGTGCACCTTTTTCCTTGGAACCAAGAATACCACAAATGAGTATTCCTTCTGTTGAAACAAACAAGACGTTGTTTCATCCAAGCACGTAGGCATCCTGAGGGTCGGAAGGGACTATCAGGTGGTGGGGGAGCTTCATTTCGAAGATATTTAGCGAGAGGGTAGGTGAGGAGATGTTTACATCTCTGAAGCCAGACCGTCTCACTAGCTGAAATATCTAAGGAGCCATGAATCTGAAGATTCATTTGGGCTCGGACCTCATTACTAGCACCATGGTGCGATATAATGAGGTCTAGACCTAGAAGCAAGGCATCTGTTCGTTTGGACAGGTTCTCTCGTAATGTGAACAAAGCATTAGAAGAGACGCTGGAACACCCAGCGGCTGTGGTGTACACTTTTTGGTTAGCCATTAAGTAAATCTTTAGTCAAATGACAGGTATACACTAGAATTTTTAATCATCTAAG